GGCTGCCTCCTCCAAGGATAAGAATTACAGCTACATCCCCGATTGCTCCGATCTGGACATCCCCGAGGACACCGACTACGTCTACATCTGCGAGA